AGGTTATGGAAGAAATGAAACTAATAGAAATCACGTCTGAATCAATTATGAATAAGTTATTTTGTACCTTTTCATCTAAAGAGGGTCTTGATGAAACTCTAAGAGAGATCAATAAAGAGTACACCATCCTATATAAAAAGATCTTTTTTCTGGCTTCCCAAGACTCGGAAGAGTTCTTATGCACTTACAATATCGAGATTGAAGGATCACAAACTAAGATCCTTCCGAATACAATCCTTCTTCACAGAAAGAAAGATTCAAATACACTCTATACCATTAACGCATTAAACACTTTGATCAAACAATTAAATGGTGGAGTACTAGACACATCTTTTGCTATTAACTGGCAAGACTATAAGAATAGCGTCTTATTAACTCAAGGAGACGATCTCAAAAGATTAAACACTACTATCCACAAAATTATTGCAGTCTAATATTTAATATAATGAAACATCAATTAAACGAAGTACAAAAGTTACAAAAGACAGCAGGTATATTAAAAGAAAATATATTAGCGGAAGAAAATGATTTATTTTCTAGTAATATGACTCTAGAAGATCTTATAAATCTATCTAAAGAGGGAAAGCTAAGTCCAGATGACATACGCAATATAACTAGTCAATTAGTTGGCGCACGCAAAAATTTTTTTATTAATAAAAGATCTCCAGAAGATCGCAAAGCGTCAGCTGCAAAAGGAAAAGATACTAGAACTAAAAATAAAGCAGATAAAGAAAAGTACGCGCAAGATGTCCAAAAAAAATATGATAAAGAAGATGCTGCTTATGAAAAAAGAAAAGCTTCAGGATTACTTCCTATAGAAATAAGTAATTATACTATAGATGTTGATACAGAGTATTATAACTTTGTTGAAAAAGGAGAGTGGTCTGATAATTATGAATTAAAAAGGCAGTACATGAATAAAAAAATGCCTAAAGACGTACTAAATAAATACTATAAATAAGTAAAGCCGGCTAAATGCCGGTTTTTTTATTCTACTTTTAAGAACGATTTTTCTACAGCTTATTATTGTCTTACATTTATTCAAATTAGTTACATATGGATATATCCGTTTTAAAGTCAAGACTGTCGGCTCTGCAAAATCCACGCGGAGGACAAAAGAAAGACCTATCCCAGACTATCTGGAGGCCTACCGTGGGAAAACATTCAGTACGTATTGTACCTTCTAAGTTTGACAAGCAAAATCCATTCAAAGAGGTTCTAATGCATTATGGTATCAACAACAGAACCATGATGAGTTTGGCTAACTTTAGTGAAAAGGATCCAATTGTTGAATTTGCTCAAGGACTTCGCAAGTCTGGAGACAAAGAAAACTGGTCTCTTGCTAAAAAGCTAGAACCCAAAATGCGTATCTTTACACCTGTTATTGTACGAGGTGAAGAAGATAAAGGCGTTAGGCTTTGGGAATTTGGTAAACAAGTTTACATGGACTTGTTAAGCATTGCTGAAGATGAGGACGTAGGAGATTACACAGATCCTATTACAGGTCGTGACATTACAGTTGAAACAGCTGGTAAAGAAACCACTGGTTTAATGTATAACACTTCAACTGTTAGGGTTAGAACAAAATCCACACCACTTTCAGATGATGCTGATAAGGTAAAGACTTGGCTTGATAACCAACCTGATCCTTTGACACAATTCAAAAAGTATTCTTATGATGAGATGAAAGAGGCTTTGCTTAAGCATCTTAATCCAGAAGAAGAGTTGAAAGAACAAGCTGATGCTGTTCAAACTAAACCAACCGGAGATCTTCCTTGGGAAAAACCTCAAGCACCGGCAGAATATGTATTGAATACTTCAAAAGCAAGCGTTGATTCCTCGATTGACGATCTCTTCAGTGATCTTTAATAAAATCCCCGGTTATAAGCCGGGGTTTTTTAACTAAACAGTTTCGTATGGCAAAATCATTAACAAGTACTATAAATAGTGCAATAAAAGGCACTATTGATTTAGAGAAATTTAAAAAAGGAAAAAACCTTTCAGCAGGCGTTGTATTTAAAGAGCAAAGGTGGATACCTCTATCTCAAGCATTTCAAGATACGCTTCAAATCCCAGGTATTCCTCTTGGTCACATCACTCTTTTAAGAGGGCATTCTGATACAGGTAAAACAACAGCACTTCTTGAGGCAGCAGTTTCAGCTCAAAAGATGGGCATTCTTCCGGTGTTTATTATTACAGAGATGAAATGGGATTGGAGTCACGCTAAAGAAATGGGATTTCAATTTGAAGAAGTAGCAGATCCTGCAACAGGTGAAGTAATTGATTACAAAGGATTCTTTTTGTATATCGATCGTGAAAGACTAGAGTGTGTAGAAGACGTAGGCGCTTTTATTGCTGATATTCTTGATGAACAGAAAAGAGGTACACTTCCTCACGATGTTTGTTTCTTCTGGGATTCTGTAGGATCTATTCCATGTAGAATGAGTATAGAAAAGTCAAGCAATAACAATGAGTGGAACGCAGGAGCAATGTCTCAAACATTTGGTAACTTTATTAATCAGAGAGTTGTACTGTCTCGTAAAGCATCACAGCCTTACACTAATACTCTTGTAGCAGTTAACAAAGTGTGGGTTGCAAAACCTGACTCTCCGATGGGCCAACCTACCATGAATAACAAAGGTGGTAATACAATGTACTTTGACTCTTCATTAATTGTTACTTTTGGTAACATTGCTAGAGCTGGAACAAACAAAATCAAAGCCACTAAAAATGGTAAAGAGGTCGAGTTTGCTAAAAGGACTAGAATTAGTTGCGACAAAAATCACGTGACTGGTGTCACTGCTGTCAACAAAGTTATTATGACAGTACATGGATTTATCAACGATGATAAAAAAGCTCTTGATGAATACAAGAAGCAATATTCAGATCAGTGGATGAAAGTTCTAGGATCAACATCATTCGATGTAGTTGAAGAAGACACACCGCTATCACCTGATATTTTTGATACAGCAGACTAATGAATGAAGAAATGAAAAAAATATTCGACTCTTTAAAAGAAGAAACAGTCGAAAACCATGTTGATAGTAGGGTGCTTCTTGTAGACGGCTTAAACACCTTCTTAAGAGCATTCACTGCTATCGGGTGGGTAAATAAAGATCTATCACACATAGGAGGATTAACAGGCTTTTTACGTTCATTAGGTTACGTAATTAAATTAATTAGGCCGACTAGAGTGATATTAGTATTCGATGGTCAAGGTGCATCAACAAATAAAAGATATATCTATCCAGAATATAAAGGTAATAGAGGTCTTAAAAGAGTCACGAATTGGGATTCATTTGAATCACAACAAGACGAATCTGATGCAATTACCAATCAGATAGTTAGATTAATATACTATCTAAAACAACTTCCAGTTGATATGCTTTCGATTGATAAGATTGAAGCAGACGATGTTATCGGTTACATCACAGGAAAATTAACCGGAGAGGTTACAATTGTATCTTCAGACAGAGATTACTTACAGCTAGTTTCAGATAAAGTAACAATCTATTCTCCTACTAAAAAGAAGTTCTATGATAAAGAGCTAGTACTAAAAGAGTACGGCGTAACGCCAAAGAACTTTCTAACTCAAAAGATACTTCTTGGAGATTCTGGAGATAATGTACCTGGAGTAAAAGGCCTTGGAAGTAAGACTATGCTCAAGTTGTTTCCACAACTAGGTTCTGAAGAAGAGATTAGTTTAGATAATATATTGCAATCTTGTGAAGGAAAGGCTAAGATACTAGAATCTATTAAGAACTATCAGTATCAATTAAGGATCAATAAAAAGTTAATGGACTTAAAAGATCCTAATATTCCAGAAGAGGCACTAGAAGAAATAAATAGTTTGTTACTCAGTCCTTCGAAGGAGTTCAATTCAAAAGAATTTCTTAATTTGTATCATGAAGATGAATTAGGCAACTCTATACCTAACGTGTATACATGGTTGTTTAATCACTTTAACGAATTATCAAAATATAAATAGTTATGGCGTCATTAAATCAGTTGCAGCAGTACGGTGTTAGTTTTCAAATCAAGGTAATGTCTAGTTTGTTGAAACATAAAGAGTTTCTTCAAAACATAAACGATATTCTTGATACTGAAATGTTTGATAATCCAGCACATAAGTGGATTGTTGGTGAGATTCTAAGATATTATTACAAGTATCACACTACTCCATCACTTGATGCACTTCAAGTAGAAGTAAGAAAGATAGAGAATGAAGTATTGAAAGTCAGTGTCATTGAGCAACTTAAAGAAACGTATAAATCAGCTAATGAGGATAGGGAATATGTAGAGCAAGAGTTTAGCAGCTTTTGTAAAAATCAACAGATTAAAAAAGCTATCCTTAATTCTGTTACGTTGTTAGAGAAAGGTCAATATGATGATATCAAGTATATGATGGATCAGGCTTTAAAAGCAGGACAAGAAAAGTCTATCGGTCATGAATATGAAAAAGATATTGAGACAAGGTATCGTGAAGAAGAGCGTGCAGCTATTCCTACATCATGGCCACATATCAATGAACTTCTTATGGGAGGACTTGGTAAAGGAGATCTTGGTCTTATATTTGGTAATCCTGGTGGAGGAAAGTCATGGATGCTAGTCAATCTAGGAGCTATGGCTGTACAAAGAGGCCACACTGTGTGTCATTATACCTTAGAACTATCTGAGTACTACGTAGGCAAGCGTTATGACTCTCTATTTACAGGAATAGATGTACAACAGGTTCATAAGCATCGCGGCGCCATTGAGGAAGCAGTTGGCAAATTGAAAGGCAAACTTGTTATTAAAGAGTTCCCTATGGGAAAAGCAACAATCCACACAATTGAAGCACACATTCAGAAGTGTTCAGATTTAGGCTATCCTCCAGACTTGGTTATTATCGACTATGTTGATCTATTAAAGAGTAAAACAAAGTCAATAGATCCTAAAGATGCCATTGATGATGTCTATACTGCAACAAAAGGTATGGCAAGAGAGCTTAAAGTACCTATCTGGACAGTATCTCAGGTTAATAGAGCAGGTGCAAAGGATGATGTTATTGAAGGAGATAAAGCCGCAGGATCTTATAATAAGATGATGATTGCAGACTTTGCTATGTCATTATCAAGAAAGAGGCAAGACAAAGTTAACGGTACGGGCCGTATGCATATTATGAAAAATAGATATGGCATGGATGGAATGACCTACTCTGCCAAGATAAGTACTAATAATGGTAGTATTGAAATTAATCCTGATAGCCTTAATGATGACGAATTGACATTTGATACATCTACTCCTACCAGTGGTTCAAACAAGCCATTTAGTTCTGGGTTAGATAGAGATGAGAAGGCTTATTTAGCAGGAAAGTTTTTTGAGTTAGGCTTGTAAATTAACCTGAAAAGGCTATATTTATTAGAGAAAATAGACTAATATGAATTTTTTGATTGACTTATTTAGAAAGGCATTAAAGGGAGACAACTTTAGGTTAACTAACTCTCCTCTTAAGTACAATGATAAAATTGCACAACTTAACTCAGCTCAACCAAATCAAGCTAGTAAGTTGAATACGAATACCATAAATAAGATTCAAAAAACTACGTCTACCTTAACTCAATCTACGTCAAAAGGATCTACTTTACCAGGTAGCTAAGTAGACAAACAACCCTTAGATCTTACTATAACAGGTTATGAAACTAATAGAGGACTATTAAGTCGTCTAATTAAACTTTTATTTTTTAAATTTTTTTAAACAAAACTAAAAATGGACATCACGCAACAGATTTTGTCTGAAATTACTGTGTACAATAAGTACGCAAAATACTTACCAGAAGTAGAAAGAAGAGAAACATGGAATGAAATAGTTACGAGAAATAAGGACATGCATATACAAAAGTTTCCTCATCTTACAGACGAAATTGAAAGCATTTATAAATTAGTATATGATAAAAAGATTCTTCCGTCAATGCGCTCAATGCAATTTGCAGGCAAACCCATTGAGATTAATAATGCTCGTATATTTAACTGTTCTTTTGCTCCTATTGATGATTGGCGTGTATTTTCAGAAATAATGTTTCTTTTGCTAGGTGGCTGTGGTGTAGGTTATTCTGTACAACGTCACCATGTAGAGAAGCTTCCTGAAATTATTAAGCCGATTAAAGAAAAAAGATATTTGATTGGAGACTCAATCGAAGGTTGGGCTGATGCAATTAAATTATTGATGAAGTCTTATTTTATAGGTGGGCCTAGACCTAAGTTTGATTTTCGTGATATTAGGCCAAAAGGTGCAATGCTGATTACAGCAGGCGGTAAAGCCCCTGGTCCTGAACCATTAAAAGAGTGTTTGTTTCAGATTCAAAAGATTCTTGATCGTAAAGGCACAGGCGACAGAATAACTCCTGTTGAGTGCCATGACATTATTTGTTATATTGCTGATGCAGTATTGTCTGGAGGTATACGTCGCGCTGCATTAATTAGTCTTTTCTCTTTCAATGATGAAGACATGCTTACCTGTAAGTTTGGTAGCTGGTGGGAAAACAATCCACAACGTGGTCGTGCAAACAACTCTGCTGTTATCTTACGTGATCGTGTTGAGAAAGAAGACTTTATGGCTCTTTGGAAGAAGATTGAATTGTCTAATGCCGGCGAACCTGGATTCTTTTTGACTAATGATAAAGATTGGGGAACTAATCCATGTGCTGAGATTGCACTTAGGCCGTTCCAATTCTGTAACTTGTGTGAAGTAAATGTTTCTAACTTAGAGTCACAAGAAGATTTAAATAAAAGAGTTAAAGCCGCAGCATTTATTGGAACACTTCAAGCATCATATACGGACTTCCACTATCTTCGTGATATTTGGAAAAAGACAACTGAAAAAGATGCGTTGATTGGTGTTGGTATGACTGGTATTGCTTCTGGAGCTGTATTGAAATTAAACATGAAAGAAGCCGCTATTATTGTAAAAGAAGAGAATGAAAGAGTAGCAAAAGTTATTGGTGTTAATAAAGCAGCTCGTTGTACAACTGTTAAGCCTTCTGGAACTACATCAATGGTTCTTGGTACGTCATCCGGTGTTCACGCATGGCATGATGAGTTCTATGTTCGTAGAATGAGGCTTGGTAAAAATGAAGCTCTTTATAAGCATCTATCTACCTACCATCCAGAATTGGTTGAAGACGAATACTTTAAACCACAATCACAAGCAGTTGTATCAGTACCGCAAAGATCTCCTAAAGGAGCAATTTTAAGATCTGAGTCTGCAATGGATCTTCTTCATAGAGTAGAAAAGATGCACAAAGATTGGATTAAACCTGGACATAGAACAGGTAGAAACACTCATAACGTATCTGTAACTATTTCTCTAAAACCAGAAGAGTGGCCAGAAGTTGGTGAATGGGCATGGGATAATAGGAATAACTATACCGCATTATCTTGTCTCCCTTACGACAACGGCTCATATGTTCAGGCTCCTTTTGAAACAATAACAGAAGAGAAGTTCAATGATATTGTAGGACTGCTTCACGAAGTAGATTTATCTAAAGTAATTGAAGTTGAAGATAATACTGATCAAAAGGGCGAATTAGCCTGTGCCGGTGGAGCATGCGAACTAGTATAATAGAAAATGTGCACTACTATCTCGAAAATGGAAGGGTGGTTTTTACCGCTCTTTTCCATTTAGAGAGAGGTACTTGCTGTGGAAATAAGTGTAGACACTGCCCGTTTAATCCGGAGTGGACAAAAGGTACTACAAGAATAAAAGATAAAGAATCAGAAGATTGGCTTACATTTGATTAAAATAACAAATATGACGGTTACGATTACTCCAGACTATATTTATTTAGTAGTTACTCTAATTTTAATGTTAATACAATTCATCCAGTGGAGAATAATTAGCAAACTTAAAACAGAGATTGAAAGTATGTGGCAACAAATTAGTATATTAGCTATGTCATCAGCAGGTTTTTTTGATAAATTCCAAAAAAAGATAGATGAAAAACAAAACAAATAAACAAAGCTCAATTGGTTTAGGCGATACTATTGCCAAAATAACTCACTTTTTTGGTATAGATGTATTAGCTAAAAAAATAGCTAAGCTTTTCGGTAAAGAAGATTGCGGCTGTAATCGTAGACGTGAAAATCTTAATAAGATAGTTCCTTACAACAAAAAATAAGTTATGAATAAAAGTTATGTGACAGTTGATTCGATAGACAAGCTTAAAGATCTAATCGAACATGTAAAGGCGTGCGATATCATTGCGTTTGATACAGAGACAAATAGTCTTAATCCTCGTAAAGGTAAAATCATTGGCTTCTCAGTATCAGGTGAAGAAGGAAAAGGTTACTACATGCCAACTATGATATTCAAAGATGAAGAGTTGCAAGACGCTTATATCGATGGTAAATTATGTCATGATCTTGCAAAGAAAACAATCTCACTACTTATTGGTAAAAAGTTGATCATGCATAATGCATCATTTGACGTTAAGTTCGTCAAGTGTTTTTATGATGTTGATTTGCTTTCTAGTTTGTATGTTGATACGATTCTCTTAGTGCATACAGTAAAAGAAGAAGGCGCTGGCTTTATGGGAGGCTCTGCATTCGGTCTTAAGGATATTGCTAAAATGATCCAAAAAGAGATAGGTCTAGATATTGATAAAGCAGCTAATGAAGAACAAGTTGCTCTTAAAGAGTCTATCAAAAAGAACGGCGGTCAAATAACAAGAGAAAACTATGAGATATGGAAAGCCGATCTTGAACTACTTTCAGAATATGCTTCAGCAGATACCGACTTAACTCTTAGAGTCTATAATCACTTCATAAAGACTTTGTATGCTGAAGGACTAGAAGACTTCTTCTTTAAGGATGAGGTTATGCCTCTTTACAAAGAGGTTACAATTCCTATGGAACAAGTAGGTGTTAAACTTGATCTTGAGCTTATTAAAAGTTCTAGAGAGTCTATTGGGCAAAAGCTAAAAGAGTACGAAGAGCTAGTAACAAAAGAATTGCTTAAAAGCCCTGATGTAAGAGCTTGGATTGTAATGAAAGCAATGGATGCATATCCAGCTAATAATAAAGGCACATTTGCTCAAGAGCTTATTAAAGAATATAATTACGAACTAGAACAATCTGCTAGAACAGGAAAGTATAGCATTACTAAGTCATCACTCATAAGACTTCCTGAAGGATCAGCAAAACACTTCTTACTACACGGAGATCCTTCTGTACTTGATAAAGACATAGTAATGAAGATTGCTATGAAACTGTGGAGAGAAGATAATGATGGAGCATATTTTAATATTCAGTCTAAAGATCAATTAGGTGAAATAGCATTCGGTGTTCTTGGTATTAAATCTTTGTCTAATACAAAAACAGGTAAGCCACAATTTGATGATGATACTGTGCAATCAATAGCCGGTAAATATGCGTGGGCTAGAAACTTACGCATCTATAATAGGCTACTTAAGATAAAGTCTACTTACATGGATCGCTTTTTAGATGCTCAAGAAGAGGGTAGATATTACTTCTATTATAAACAGCATGGCACAGTATCAGGAAGATATGGTTCTGATGCTCAACAATTACCAAGACCTAAAGAAGAGGGTGATGATGAACCAATTGTAATTGAATACAATAATTTGATTCGAGCATTCTTTATTCATGATGGGGGAAACATCTTTATTGATTGTGACTATGAATCACTTGAACCGCATACATTTGCTCACGTATCTGGTGATGAAGGACTTAAAGACATCTTTAGAAATAACTGGGACTTCTATTCTACTATTGCAATTAAAACAGAGGGGCTAACTCAATATTCACCTGATAAAAAAGCTCCTAACTTCCTACGTAAGATGGAACCTAAGCTTAGGAATAAAGCTAAAGCTTATTCACTTGGTATTCCTTATGGCATGGGTGCTTATGCACTAGGTATGACTCTTGGAATTCCTACTAAAGAAGCAAAGAAACTTGTTGAGGGTTACTTAAGTGCGTACCCGCAACTTAAAGAGTGGATGGAAAGATCTAAAAAGCAGGCAAAGACTGTTGGCTTTGTTAAAACACAAGTCGGTAGAGTAAGGCACTTACCTAAAGTAAAAGCTATTTACGATAAGATTGGTGATGACCTTCTTGATTGGAATATCAAGAAAGAAATGGAAAGACAATATGGTGTTGATCAAATTAAAAGCCTGTCTAGAGACTATATTAATGGATTAAATAACAGTTGCAACGTACAGATCCAAGGTCTAGCGGCTTCAATTGTTAACCGTGCAGCATTAGCCATCAATAGAAAGTTTCAAGAACTAGGTATACGCGGCTGGGTATGTGCTCAGATCCATGATCAGTTAGTAATTGAGGTAGACAGCGATAAATCACAAGAAGCGGCCAGAATCGTCCAGGATTTAATGGAGAACACTACTAAGCTGAGCATAGCTTTAAAAGCACCCCCAGCATTAGCAATGAACTTACGCGACGGACATTAGCAGATATTTATTGTAAATACGGGTACTGTGAGTAGGCCCAAGGTTATGAATAAACATTTATAAATCGTTTACCGTAAGGGAACACAAAACTAAACACTATGGGAATATTAAGACCATTTGAGCTAGATCCATTTGACTTGCTCTGGAAAGACCTTTTTGAATCAGTACCTCACTTTTCTGCAATTACGCAGAAAATATCACATCCAGTAGACATTTTTGAAACAGAAGACGGCATTCGATTTGAAGTAGCCGCAGTAGGCCTCGATAAGAGTGATATTAGTATCATTATCGAAGGAGACCAATTACGTATTACTTACGAAAAACCAAACAAACCTGAAGAATCTCCAATTTACCGGGGTATTAAGAGATCATCTTTTAATTTGACTTGGAAGATTTCAACTAAATTCGATCTAAGTAAGCTTGACGCTTCGTTAGATAAGGGACTACTTATATTAACAGTTCCTACAGCAGAAGGTAAAGCTGTAAAACAAATAGTTATAAAATAAAAAATAGGCCTACTCACAACCCTAGTTATGTTTTCACTTTGTAAGAATTTCATCAATATTAATGGAGATCTGTTTCAAGTTAAACGTACATTTACTGAAGAGTGGATGAACGGAAAGGATCTAGACGTATTAAAAACTTGGTACGGAGCAGATGTAGTCTTTAAAAAAGATACGCTACTCTATTTTTGTATTAAAATAAATGAATTAGAAATTATAAATTAGTAATATGAAAAAAATAACCCCACTAAATGGCTATGTAGTACTAAAGCCAATAGAATCACAAGAAGAAACATTTGGTAACATTATCATTCCAGATCTTGGTAAAGAAAGGCCTGAAATGGGAGAAGTATTTGCAACATCTGATATTTACAATTATCATACTGATAAATTGGTTATATCAACATTAGAAATTGGAGAGATTGCGCTAATTCCTAAAATGGGATCACAAAGAATAGTAGTAGACGGAGAAGACTATTACATTTGTAGAGAGTCAGAAATATTTGCAGTAATTAAATAAAATAAACTATGAGTACAACTAAAAACGTTTTTGGTACAGAGCTTAAAGAAAAGCTACTGTCCGGTATAGAAAAGCTAAATGCCTCAGTTTCATCAACATTAGGACCAGGCGGTCGTACTGTTTTGATTCGTGAACAAAATGGCGAAGTTAAAGTTACAAAGGATGGAGTAACTGTTGCAAAAGCATTCCATAAATTGGAAGATGACATTGAAGATCTTGGTGCACAACTTGTTAAGCAAGTTAGTATTAAGTCTGCTAATGAAGCTGGTGACGGTACAACAACATCTACTTTGATTGCAACTGAAATTGTAAAGGCAGGACTAAAAGAAATTAGACAAGGTTATAATGCAGTTGAAATTAAAAATGAAATTGATATCATTGTTGCAGAAGTAGTCCAAGAGATTAAAGATATGTCAATTGAGATCTCTTCTGAAGAGCAAATTAAGCAAGTTGCAACTATATCAGGTAATAATGATTCAGAGGTTGGTAATTTAATTGCAACAGCAATTGAGAAAGTAGGTCGTGAAGGTGTTGTCACTATTGAAGAATCTAAAACAGGTGAAACCTCTCTTGAAGTTGTTGAAGGTATGCAATTTGATCGTGGTTATAAATCACCTTATTTTGTTACTAATAATACTACAATGCAAGCAGGACTTGAAAATCCTTATATCATGTTGTATGATGGACGTATCTCAACTGCGCAAGAACTAGTTCAAGTATTAACTAAAGCAAACTCTGAGAATAAGCCACTATTGATTATCGCTGAAGATATTGGTGATGAAGCTCTTGCTACATTGATCGTAAACAAGATGCGCGGTATTGTTCAAGTTTGTGCAGTTAAAGCACCAGACTTTGGAGACCGTAAGACTTTGATTTTGGAAGACATTGCAATTCTTACAGGTGGACAAGTTATCTCTAAAGAGAAAGGCCATAAACTTGATAAGATTACTACTCAGCAATTGGGACAATTCCTAGGTACAGCTAGACTATCTACCGTCTCTAAAGAAGAGACAACCATTGTAGACGGTAAAGGATCAACTGAAACAATTGAAGCTAGAGCTAAAGAAATTCAAGAGCAAATTGAAAAGGCAACCTCATTCTATGAAAAAGAGAAGTTGCAAGAAAGGCTTGGTAAACTTATAGGAGGAGTAGCTATCATCAATGTTGGTGGTAATAGTGATATCGAGATCAAAGAAAAGAAAGATCGTGTAGAAGACGCACTATTTGCAACTAAAGCAGCATTAGAAGGCGGTGTAGTTCCAGGAGGCGGCTCAGCTTTATATAGGTGTTCGCTTAATCACAGACCAGAGCATAATAATAATGTATCTATTGCTAGAGACATTGTACGTAAAGCTTTGCAAGCACCATTTATTAAGATCCTTGCTAATTCTGGCGTTGAGAACTGGTGGGAATTTACTCCTAGTGAATTAGTAGATGGTAAAATCTATGATGCAAAGAATCATAAAATGGTTAATGCATTTGAAGCTGGTATTATTGACCCTGCCAAAGTGGTAATTACCGCTCTTAAAAACGCATCTTCTGTAGCCGGGACAATCCTAACAACAGAAAGTGTTATTTTTGAAAAGAAAGATAAAAGTGAGAAATCAGACCCAATGATGGGTATGATGTAAAAATAAAGAGCCCTTAATTACGAGGGCTTTTTTATGATATTTATAGATATAATTTTAAAAATAAATGAAATCACAATTAAACGAAGTACAACAACTTCAAAAAATAGCTGGTATAGTAAAAGAAGACCAAGGTGAGAGGCCATATAGTCCAGGATCTTCTGATGCTAACGATTGGGATCAAGGTGTTGATATAGAAATAAAAAGTAAAGTTGACGATAAATTAAAAGACAAAGTAATTAAAAGATTACAAAAGAGGGGTATAGATGCCAAATTTAGAGTAAGTACAAGTAATGGAAAAAATTATTTACGTGTGGCATTTGCTGGTGATGATGAGAATGCTGGTGAAGAATTACATAAATTAGGTATAAAATACTATTAATAATATAAAAATAAGTAAAATAGCCCTCAATTACGAGGGCTTTTTTATTATACTTAATAGATAAACTTTCTAAGCAATTATAAATTGTTTATATTTAAATAAATAATAGGTTATGAAAGCAGCAATTGTAGGAATGCTAAATAATGTGAGTAACAGTCAAAATCATCACGGTGGCGGTTATTCACGGATTATGGTTAGAATACTAAAAGAATCCATTCCAGAAATAAAATTTACAGTTAATCCAGAACCTAATACTTGGAATGAGTATGACTGCCTTTGTATTTTAGAAGGAGTCAACTATAAAGAAAATACTTTTAATTTTATTGGAGGTCCTCAACCTGAACATACTGAGAAGTTAAAAGCTGTTCTTGATTATAAAGGTACTATTAAGTTTATTAATAAGTCCTTAGATTTTTCTCAATTCAATAAAAGATTTGGTCTTGAAGGAGAATTTCCTACTGGTAAAACTATTGACTTTGCTACTAAGTATGGTGAGAAAACTAAAAAAGTAATTATAGGAGATTCGCATTCTTTAAGTGTTTGGAAACCTGGTTTTGGCATTAATAGAACTGATGGTAGAACTTTATTTGGATTCTTAAAAGACGTCGACTCTTTAGTTGAAGAGTGGAACAGTAAGTATGATGAAGTAGTTTTGTACTTCGGTAATATTGATTTACGCTTTCATTTAATGAGGCAAGAAAATCCAAGAGCTGCAACAGAAGATCTATTTAGAAGATATATAGAGTTTGCTAAGAAACTAAATAACGCTACTCTAGTTAATTTGCTACCAGTTGAGCACGAAAGTCGTAAATTACCTGGTACAGGTTTATATCTTAAACAACCGTTCTTTGGAACAAGGCAAGAAAGAGCAGATTTAAGAGACGCTGCAAATAGGATTATGAATAACTCAGGACTTAAAACTATTCAATGGCCAGATGAATGGATTGATGCAGATGGTATGAAAATGTTTGAGTACATGGAAGCTAAACAGTCAGTACATTTAAAGCCTAAATACTATATGTTCGCAAATCAATTTGTAAAATAACATGCAAAAATTTATTATCAACGAAAAGTTACTTGCCGCATTAGACGAATACGATAAACGTAGTTTGTTAATGCAACAACATGGTAGCTTAGGACTTCCTTATGATGGAAACTTACTTGCAGATGTTAATGACGATCTAATCTATCACGTACCCATTTATGATACCGCGCATCGTAGGTTTGCCGCCTTCTGTGCCTTTACTGAAGCTGTATGGTATAAAGAAGAGGATATAAGAGGAATGGGACACCACTTCTCAAGTCATGGTATTAAAGATGAATTTGATTGGTTTATGTTGTTCTATTTATTCAGGCTTTGTGGTTCTGGTATTAATTATGTACCAAGATATAAGAAGGATCATATCAAGGATATATTAGGGACGCATGGCTTCGGTAACTTCTGGATTGTGGATTCTATATTGAAAGATAAACACACATGGCCAGAATGGAAGCAGGACCTTCATAATCGGATTACACCATTTACAGATAACAAAGGATATTTACTCCCTCAATTTACTTTTGAAGGCGAGACTAGAGGCCATCTTAGAAAGTTTATTCTTGAACACTCAGAAGGATTAGTTAGACACATTTACAATGCAGTAACTAAAAACAAACTTGACATCTATCAAGTAACAGATTTAGGTAATGAATATCTTAATAACGCTGGATTTAAGAGGCAAAACTTTGTATTGACTGCATTTGCTGCTGACTTAGGTGAATATTTTCCTAATATGGTAAATCCTAAAGGTTGGGTATATGCAGGAACAAACGCAGTTCGTTGTATTAAAGCTATTTTTCCTAAAGTTAGTCCTAAAGTAAAAGAGTTTGAATACATCAATGAAGTACTGCAGTTCTTATCTAATAGATACGATTTAAATCCTATTGATTGTGAAGATAGTAGAGCTTGTGACGTAGTTCGTTATTTCCAAGAATATCAGTCTGAAGATCATATTATTAAAAATAATGGTCGTAGGATGTATAATAATTCTATTCTTAAACAAACATGGGGTCATGACAAGTATTATGACTTCGCAATTAAATTAAAATAAAAAAAACAAAAAAATGAAAAAAAGCGCACTCATAGTAGTTAGTCTACTAGTAATGTTATTTAGTTGTAAGACAAAAACTGAAACAGTTGAAGATCTTAGATCTAATAAAATAGTAAAAATTCACGAAGGCTCTTTTGCCTTTTGCGGTGCATCTGGAGCAATTCCTACAGGAAAAAAGATCATTGTTCAAGGAGTTGAGTATGATGAAGGTTGTGCTATATGCCCTGTATTAACAGGACCATCTCTTTCAAATTTAGCAATGAAAGGAATTAGTGGAACTTACGGAAAATTCAACGTAGGCGAAAACCCGCAAACCCCAGACGGAACAGACAAAACAGTATGGTCTTTCTTTTGGTATTACGATTCAGCAACTTCAGTACCTCAATTCGATCCATCAACTAAAGAGTGGCAATTATTACCACCAGTAAATCGTTCGTTTGTTGTAAACTTAGATTCTCCAAGCACAAGCGAAAGTAATATGTTCGCAATGCCAGGTATTATCTTTGATACAACCACTTCAGGTATTGTATTGGCAAAAGTATACGGACCGCTTAATGAAGCAGCAGTTCCACTACGTAAAGCTATTTCTGTTAAATCCGGAATGACATCTATCACTGCAGCTAAGGAAGGATTCCCATATCCTGTAGGAACGCCAGTTCCTGTTAGTCAATTAAGCAAAGAACTTCAAGAAAAAAAATAAATAAAATACTAATTGATGTTTTTAAACAAAACGACTGATCAATCAAATTTAGATATGTCAGATGGTAGAGATTTAAACTATTATCTTGAAATGACTAAAGACTATAAGCCTGATTTTGACTTCTCAATAAAACAAATCGATGGTTATAATGTAATCGACGATGGAGAATTTCAATACGGAAGTAAAGCAAAGATGGGCGACTTCATGATCAGTCAAGTAAAAGAAGACACCTTAGTTTATGTTGCTCCAAGAACAGGCTACGCCCCGTATTCATTATCATATCTTGCAAAGAAGTATAATAAGAAACTAGTATTACTTATGCCAGCATCTAAAGAAGCTTCTGAACATCAACTACGTGTTATTGAAGATGGGGCTACGCCAATATTCTTAAAGACTCCTGCAATGCCAACTATAAATGCTTGGGCAAAAGACTTTGCAAAAAAAATTGGAGCAAAATATATACCATTCGGTCTTAAGCACGAACAAGTTGTAGCAGGAGGTATAAAGATATTTCATGAAGCATTTAAAGATAAAAATATAGACGAGTTATGGAGTGTATTCTCAACAGGAGTTCTGTCTAGAACACTACAAATTGCACTTCCTAATACTAAGTTTAATGCTGTAGCAGTCGCAAGAAATGTACAACCTGGTGAATTGGGTAGAGCTAAATTCTATGCTTATCATAAAGACTTCTTAAAAGACTGTGATATTGATACTCCATTTGATTGCATTAAAACTTACGATGCAAAAGGTTGGGACTATATGAAACGTTATGGTAACTCTGGAGATTGGTTCTGGAATGTAGCTAGGAATATGCCAAAGCCTACAATTAAGGCAAGTGATATTGATTCTCAAAGAGAGTGGGGAGATAAAAGTGATATCCTTAAATACTTAGGAGAATAGTTTTACAATCTACAAAATCTATTATATATTTGACTTATGAATATACTTCAAGAAGCAAACAAGATTATCTACGAAAGATCTGAAGAAAAAGAGCGTCAATACGGACCTATGCAAGAAGGTATGGAAGAAGCCGCTAAGATTGCATCTTTGTTGAGCCGTAAAGAATTAACTGCTGTGGACATGTACAATGCCATGATTGCTCTTAAATTATCAAGACAGGCATATAACCATAAGGAGGATAATCTTCTAGACTGCGTGGCTTATATGGCATCACTAAACGATTATCAAAATAATATTAACAATGAAAGTACAAAAGTTAAGGGAAGTAAAAACACCAAATAGAGGAACAGAAGTATCAGCAGGAATTGACTTCTACGTACCTGAAGATTTTGAAACAAAAGTATTAGCACCAGGACAATCTGTTCTTATTCCGTCTGGTATTAAAGTGAGAGTTCCTATAGGATATGCATTGATTGCATTCAACAAATCAGGTGTATCAGTGAAGCAAGGCCTATCTGTTGGAGCTTGTGTAGTAGATGAAGATTACGATGGAGAAGTTCATCTTCATATGATCAATACATCAAACAAAGATCAAACAATTTCTACAGGTCAAAAACTAGTTCAATTTGTATTAATCCCAGTAAGCTATACAAATGTAGAAGCTGTAGATGAGCTTCCACAAAGAGTTACACAAAGAGGTGCTGGAGGCTTTGGTTCAACAGGACTATAATATGACTAAACTAGACACAGTATTTATAAACATAGCAAAAGAAACCTCTACTCTGTCACACTGCGCCCGCTCAAAAGTCGGCGCAGTTTTAGTTAAAGATGGCAATATAATCTCTTTTGGTTACAATGGCACTCCATCTGGAATGGATAATGCTTGTGAGAAAGATAATGTTACTCTACCTCATGTAATTCACGCAGAGTGTAATGCAATTCTTAAAGCCGCTAAAACAGGCAACTCTGTAGATGGTTCCACTTTGTACTTAACACTAAGTCCTTGTTTAGACTGCTCTAAACTTAT